CAGATGCTGGTAAATCGATTGACCTACAGCCTTTTCAGGTTATGTACTTGGCGGCTATTTACGGGTTCCGGGACAGGCGTGACCATACCTATAGGTATGTCACTGACGTTATCTTGTTCGTGCCTCGCAAGTCTGGCAAGACAACCATTGCGTCCATCATTGCGCTGTATGAGTTGCAGTTTGGTGATGCTGGTGCTGAAGTGTTTACGCTGGCTACTAACAGGGATCAGGCAAGCATTTGCTTTGATTCGTCTAAGGCTATTGTTGAGAACATGAAGCCCGAGTTGGGGGCTAAGTTCATTGCTTACCGTAGTGAACTTAAGAAGGCTGGCGACTCGACCTCTACTTACAGGGCGCTGTCTCGGGAGAACCGAAAGACAGGTGACGGTAAGAACCCGTCTTGCGCCATGATTGACGAAGCTGCTCAGATTACTGAGAGACAGTCAATTGAGGTCTTGCATTCGGGTATGGGCGCTCGGAAGAACCCGCTGCGTATGTATCTGACTACTGCCAGCTTCACAAAGGAAACCAAGTTCTTTGAAGACCTTTCTCACTTTCGTACTGTCTTGCGTGGTGCTGCTGCTGATAGCTTCCGCTGGTTTGGTCTACTCTATAGCATTGATCCCGGAGATAACTGGGCTGATCCTGCTGTATGGGGTAAAGCGAACCCGATGCTTGGGGTATCTGTCACGACTCAGCACATTCAGCAGATGGCTGAAGAAGCGTCAGCAAAGCCAGCAAGCCTGAACGAGTTCTTGTGCAAGCAGCTAAACATTTATGTCTCGGCTAACTCTGCTTGGGTGGACCGTAGATATTGGGATGAGTCAATTACACCTTTCCCTGTTGACAAGCCTGAATCAACATTTGTTGCGTTTGACTTAGCGCACACGCGAGACTTGAACGCTGTATGTACTTTGCACAGGTACAGTGAAGAAAACTTCTATGCCAAGTTCCAATTCTTCCTACCAGAAGAATCCATTGAGCTAATTCCGAACCATTACAAGAGCATTTTCTCTCAGGCTCACTCAACTGGCATATTGAGGCTCACGCCGGGTAATGTCACTGACTTGAACGAGATTCAGGAATACATCAAGCAGGAATGCGAGAAGCACAACGTCAAAGAGATTGCTTACGATCCTTACAACGCTGCTGCTTTGGTTGCTAACTTGTACGCTGATGGCTTGCCAGTAAAGAAGGTTGGTCAGGGTATGGCTATGCTGTCAAACCCGTCTAAGACTACAGAACAACTGATTCTCAAGAAAGCAATCCACCATGACGGCAACCCGTTTGTTGGTTGGCAGCTTGGAAACTGCGAGGTTTACACCGATGTAAACGGGAACGTGAAGGTCAGGAAGAACGAAGCAGACCCTTCAGCCAAAGTTGACGGCATTATTGCGATGATTATGGCTTTGCACTGCCACCTTGATAACGTATTTGTCAGTGATTCATTTGGCTTTAGGTCACTGGAGTGGTAAAGTATGCGGAATTGAGGGGAAATCATGGCAATTTTTGACATTTTCAAGCGCAAAAACACACAGTCTGAGAGCAATACATTGTTCGGTCAGACGGCCTTGGGCAACAACATTGTTTATCAGGGCAGCGATAAACGTGCTGGTGTTAACACCCAAATCCTCTATGTAACCACTGCTAGCACCACCACGGCTGGTCGCCCCGTGGATATGTCTGTGTTGACCAGAAACAGCACAATCATGTCGTGCGTAGGGGTTAAAGCACGGGCTTTGGCGCAGTTGCCAATCAAGATCTGTTGCGAAACAGCGGACGGTAAATCTGTTGATGCTATTCGTGGTGAAGGTGTTGGTGCGCGAGATAAGGCCAAAGCCAAGCAAGTCGCCAAGCTGCTTGGCAATCCCAACAACTTTCAGAGCAAGTACGAGTTCTGGTATCAGTGGCTGATGTGGTACGAACTGTCTGGTGAAGCCTTTACCTTGTGGTGGAGAAAAGATCAAAATAGTTCCACCGAGACTCCATTGGAAATGTATGTGCTGGATTCAACGCTGATTGCGGTAAATATCACGCCTACACGTTATCCGACCTTCCGTTTGTCTACGCCTAGCTATGGTTTTAACAAAGACCATGAATTTCAATATTTTCAAGTCATGCACGGCAAGGAAATGGCATGGCAAGGTTCGGCTGGTTTTAACAAGGCGATTTTGGCGACTGAACTGGTGGGCTTGGACCAAGACATTGACCTCTATGCCAACTTTGTTATGCAGAACGGTGCAAAGCCTTCAGGCATGTTTGTCACTGACCAAGTTATTCCTGATGGCAAGTACAAAGAAATTGCAGCCCGTCTGAAAGAGGCGTGGAATAACATGACAGGCAGCAAAACCTCAGATCCAAGCAAGCCGGGTCAGGGTATGTTGCTTGACCAAGGCATGAAATATCAGAAGTTGGAGATGCTGACGCTGCAAGACACTGATGCTGCTGCTTTGAAGCTGATGACCATGCGCCGTATCTGTGGATTGTTCGGTGTGCCGCCTTCCATGATCGGTATTCATGATGGCAAGTTCAATAACAGTCAAACTGCTTTGGACGAGTTTTACAAAACCACCATGTATCCCACAATCGTCAATATTCAGCAGAAGTTGACGCAGCATTTGCTGGATGGTTACCCTTCTTTGTCCGTGGAGTTTGACACCAAGGATTTCTTGAAGGGCGCTCCTTTGGATCAGATGAACTTTGCTACTGCTGGTGTTAAGGGTGGCATCATGACCCCTAACGAAGCCCGTAACTACATGAATTTGCCATCTGTTGAAGATGGTGATGAGTTGGTTAAGGATGCTGAACCTGCTGAACCAATACCGGGTACTGGTACGCAAGACACTGGCGGTGGTGGTGGTAATCAAACCAAGAAAATGAACATCGGTTCTAAGACTTGATTAAAAATGCGTACTGATACACAATATCTGTTAGCATTGGGAAAACAGGTCAGACGGCCTAAACAGTTGCCTAGACTTTTAGGGCAACCCCCTAAAATACAGGACAATAACCAATCTATTGCTTTAGGGGCAATCAATGAAGACATTGAATTTAATCTGCGAAGCCAAGCTCAACCTGAACGAGAAGGCAAACGAGCCATCTGGACAGATTGAGGCTCGCATTACGACTTGGGGTGCGCGAGAAGGCGCTGATGGTCGTAAGTTTTTCTACAAACCAGAAGGTTTTATGCAGTGGGCTAAAGAGTTTGCCATGTCAGGCCGACCTTTGCCTATGTACGTTAACCACAATGCTGATGCTATCCCTGTTGGTGAGTGGACAAGCATTGAGATGGATGACGAGGGCATGAATGCTTCTGGTCGTTTGTTTGTCAACACTAGCGCCGGGAAAGACCTTTACCAAGTGATGAAAGAATCCCCCAATATGTTTGGCGGTGTTTCTGTTGGCGCTTATGCTGAAGAATATCAGTGGGTCAAAGAAGATGGCGAAGCAATGACCATTGGTTCTGATGATCCGTATGAATCTGGTTATTTCCAGATCACTAAAGGTGGTTTGCGTGAAACAAGCGTGGTCATGCACCCAAACAACATGAAAGCAGCCATCAAAAAGTTGGAGTATTTCCGACCTGATGGTTCTGCTGATTTGAAAGTATTGGAAGAAAGTCTGCGGGATGCAGGTTTGTCCAAGCAGATGTCGGTTGCCGCCGCGTCTGTATTCAAACTGGTTATTGAGCAGCGTGATGCTGTGAAAGCGCCAATTGAAAATGCGCCAATTCAGAGTGATTCTGATGCGGAGGCAACCGAAGCGGAAATTCTCGCGGCTCTTGAGCAACGTGAACTTCTTAAACTCCTTGATAAACGTATTAAAGGTTAAATCATGTCCCAAGTTATCCTCGAAAAATTGGATGCCATCGAAGCTAAAAACGCCGAAGGTATCTCTGCTGTTGAAGCCAAAATCCCTGCTGCTGTTGAAGCTGTCAAAGCTGAAATGCAAGAGATGGTTTCTGCTCTGGAAGCCAAAGTTGCTTCCATCAAAATGCCTGAGTTCATTCGCACTCCTGCCAAAACTGTTCGCGCCGATGTGAACCGTTCGGTGCGTGAGCAACTGTCTACCTTCTATAAAGGCAACAACCGTCTGGAAAAAGAACTGCAAATCTTTGCAGATGAAGCCCAAATGGATGCGTACCTGAAGGAAGCCTCTGCTCTGACCGCTGGCGGTGATGGCAAAGGTGGTCGTACTGGCTACGATCCAGTGTTTGCTGCTCTGCGTTTGGCTAACCCCATGCGTGGTCTGTCGCGCACTGTTGCTACTGACGGTTCTAGCTATCAGTTCCGTGTCAAAACTGGCAATGCTGGTGTGGCTTGGGGCTATGCGATTCAGAACAACGGTGCAAGCACTACTGAAGACACAAGCATCTGGCAATTGGTTCTGCAAGACCTGAACGTCCAATTTCCAATCCGTACCGCTGCTTTGGATGACATCGACGGTCTGGAAGCTAACGTGGTTGATGACATGCTGGCTGAGTTTGCTCAAGCCGAAGCATTGTCGATGATTCAAAACAACGACCAAGCTGCTCAGTCGGGTACTAACCCCTACGGTGGCACAAACGGTCTGCGTGGCTTGGATCAGTACGCTGGTGCTAACGCTACCTACGCTGGTGGTACATCGTCTGTTGCTGCTTTCGGCACTTCTGGTACTGGTTCTACAAGCGGTCTGCATTCGCTGGCTACTTATGACCAGCTCACTTCTAACGTCAACACTGTTGGTGCTAACGCAATCCAATACAAAGACGTTATCAACACGATCTACGCTTTGCCACAGCAGTATTGGACTCCTAACACCAAGTTCATGATTAACCCGATCTTGGCTCAAGCCATTCGTGGTTTGCAAGACACTAACGGTCGCCCAATCTTCAACTCTGTTGAGTCGTTGAACCCCGATGGCATCATTGGTCAACTGCTTGGCTTTGATGTGGTGATGAACAAGTATCTGGACACACCTAGCCAACTTACAACTGGTGCTGCTGGTACTACTAGCCTGTACCCAATGTACTTTGGTGATTGGTCACGCGCTCACACAATCATTGATCGTTTGAACATGGTTATGCGTCGCTATGACCAGACACTTCCAGGATTTATAACATTTTTTGGAGAGAAACGTTTGGCAACATCTGTACGTGATCCTAATGCTTTGGTTCGCTACCGCAGCACAGGCACAGCCAACTGATAAAACGGAGGGGGTTAATTCCCCCTCCTTTTTGTGCCAACAATTTAGGAACTGTTATGACGATTACCGAACGCATCCTGTCTGGAATTAAGCAAACATTGGAAACTGGCGATAGAGTCACGATTGACTTGCGCGAGGCATCTGCCATCACTGGTTCAGGCTTGAATGTCGGTGGTCGCACTCACTTTGATGACGCATTCGCTACATTGCGTTATGCGAACCCGTTTCGTCAAGGCGCACGAAATATTAAAGTACCCGGAAATTCCGCTGTTCAGTTTGTTGCCAAAACTGGTAACGCTGCCAATAGCACAAACCCTTGGGGCTACACGATTACCCCCGATAGCGGTTCACCAAACATCAACACAAGCATTTGGCAACTGCCAACTCGCGTGATTACAGCGCAATTGCCTGTTCGTTCGGCTGTGCTGTCTGATGTCAACGGTTTGCAATCCGAGTTGGTTGAAGACCTGATGATGGAATTCGCACAACTGGAAGGCGCATCGTGTGGCTTGAACAATGACCAAGCAGGTACAACTACCACAGCAACTGGTGGAACTGATGGTCTGCGTGGCTTGAATAGTTATCCCGGCGCTGCTGGTGCTGCTGCTGCTTTTGGCACTAGCGGTACAGCTATCACAAACGGTCTGCACACCATTCGCACTGTTGGTTACAACAACACTGGTGGCCTTGAAGCTGAAACTTTGGCTGCAATGGCAAATGCTTTGCCGGCGCAATACTGGTCTATGCCGGGTACTGCTTGGATGATGCATCCAACAGCCATTCAGACTTTGCGTAACTATGCTCACGGTGGGGCTGGTTATTCTTTTGTTGAAACTGGTTCGGCTGAAGCTGGTTCACTGCTGCATGTGTATGGTTTCCCTGTTATTCCAAACCCATATTTGGATGCGACAGGTGTTGTTGGTTGCAAGTCAATGTACCTTGCAAACTGGCCTCGTTTTATGACGATTGCCGATGTGGAAGAAATGACCATTCAAGCAATGGAACAAACAACGCCCGGTTTTGTGAACATGTATGCTGAAAAGCGTATGGTCAGCACTGTGCGTGACGTTTTTGCTGGTGTTCGTTCTATCGAGACTTAAACATGAGTTTTGACAACTATCAATACGCTGCTCCCTTTGGGGCACAAACGCGCAATCCTTTCAACTATGCAAAGGTTGAACAGATTGACCGTGATAGTGTCACTCCTTGGCTGACTCTTGACGAAATTACGCAACAGTTAAACCTGTTTCAAGATGAGAGCCAAGACATTTACTTGCGAGGTCTTGAAGTAGCCACTAGACAAGCGATTGAGGATTACTTGGGCATGTCTATCCTGCCTGTGACTTATCGCGTCTGGTACGGTTCTGAGAGCCTTGTAGCATCACCTATTAGTCTGGATCTGCCTGAAGTCAGTCAGAACTTCTACCCAAATCAGCCCGGTGTGGTGATTAACACTGTTGGCTATTGGAATGATGCTTTCCCACCTGTGTTTACAACACTAGCAAGTTCAAGCTATTACTACGATCCTTCTGGTAACAAAGTGATTGTGAACAACTTGCCGACAGATGTAAATTCGGTGATGACAGCGCCAATCATTGTTGAGTATCAAACTGTGGCAAACCCGCTTAGTAACTATCCGGTCATTAAGCAAGCTGGTTTGTTGTTGCTAACGCACTTGTACAACAATCGTGCCAATGCAACTGAGACAAAGCTGAAAGACATTCCGTTTGGCGTGACAACGCTTCTAAGAAGTTACAAACCATTGGTGATGTGAAATGGCAATTGCTCGTTTTGAGAACATCACCATCAACAACCTGACTTTTACCAAGTCAGCGTTTGGTGAATCATCGACTGTTCAAACGGTGTGGTTTGAGACACGCGCACGGGTGGCATCTGTTGCAAACAGCTTGAAGATTGCTGATAAGTATCGGTTGTATCAAGACATGGTTAATTTGACCTTGAACTACACGCCGAACATGAGAACAATTGTTGATAATCAGAACGCCTATTCAATCACATACCGTGGTAAAGATTGGCGTATTGACAATGCCCGTGAATCCGATGATCGCATGAATGTTATCTTCATGTGCTATCGCTCTGACCCTGTTACGGCGGTGTAATGGCAGCACAACTCAATCCTGTTGTTTACGGTAGAGCCATTCAGTACCAACTGGCTAACATAGTCACGCCTGTGCCTGTGTATGCGGCTTTTAACCGTAACTTTGCCACTGAACCTAAGTTTATTACTTGGATGCTGCGTAATGTGCATCAGCCTGTTTATACAGGTACACAACAAAGCAACAAAGGTATTGATCGACCTGTGTTCCAGATCTCTATCTTTACTCAACAAATTGAAGACGGATTTACAATCTCAAATCAGATTCTGCAAGCCTTGCATGGTTACAGTGGAGTTTTGGGAAGCCCAGCAGAAGGCTTTTGGATTTCAAAGGCTGATGTAATGTGGCTGTACAACAGTTACAACGATGAGGAAAAGATGGCGCAAATCTTCTTGGATTGCACCATTGACATTCCTGCTTGATATAAGACAATTGTTCAACTTTTGAAGGATACTCAAAATGGCTTTACCAAACAAAGTGCTTCCCGGTTTTAGTGCAACAATTTATGCACAGCCAGGTGCTGCTCCTACTCCTTTGACAATTGCTCAGTTGTCTTTGGTTGCTTCCGTTTCTCCTATTGCTGTAACTGGTAACTTGCTGCCAGTAGAAGCTATCCCGGCTTTTGGCATGGATGACGCAGTGGCAAGTTTCAGTGTTGCTGGTTCGCGTCAATCAGACAAGATTCCAGTGCAAGCTGCGCCCACTAGCCTGACAATTGTGGCTGCATGGAACCCTGCTGACACCAACTTGCTGTTGATGCGTGCTGATGCCTATTCTGGCGTGATTGATCGCACGTTTGTAATTGAGGCTGAAGAAGGCGCAAACTCTGTGTATTACGCTTTTAATGGTCGAGTAGGTCAATTCCAAATCGATGCTGCACCGGGTGCTGAAGCCAAATGCACATTTACAATTCATCCCCGTGGTAACCAGTACGGCTGGTCCAACAACGCATAAGGAGTCATCATGGCTATTCCTGCAAAAGTTCTTCCCGGTTTTAGCGCATCGCTTTTTATGCAATCTGCTGCAACTCCAACTCCTTTGTCAACAGCTAACCTTTCTGTGTGGACTGCTCAAGTCGCTGGGATTGTTGGTACTATTGCCAACGGCACTGGTGTTAACGGCATTGCGGTTCCTGTTGAAGCTATTCCTGCTTTTGGCATGGACGATGCAGTGGCTAGTTTTAGCGTTGCTGGATCGCGTCAAAGCGACAAAATCCCTGTTCAAGCTGCCCCTACAAGCATGACCATTACGTCTGCTTGGAACCCTGCTGACGCTGCCTTGTTGCAGATCCGTTCTGATGCTTATTCCGGTGTTGTGGACCGCACTTTCGTGGTTGCAGCGGTGGAAGGCACAAACACCATTGCTTATGCGTTTAACGGTCGCGTGGGTCAATTCCAGATTGACGCTGCGCCTGGTGCTGAAGCCAAATGTATGTTTACCATTCATCCTCGGGGCAACCAGTACGGCTGGTCAAACAACACATGAAATTGACTGACGCAATTAAGGCAATTGTGACAAGCTACGGGGACATTGATCGTGTTGCCCGTAGTTTAGTGGTTGACGCTGGTGAGCTTGCAAAAGCCACAGCCAAACCAGACACAGCAGAAGCAATTGCCTTGGCTCTGCTGAAAAAATACAACGTGACCGCACCCGTGGTGGTCATTGAAGAAGTTGTCCCAGAGGTTGCGCCAGACACTAAAGAGTAAAAAGACATGATAGTAAAAGACAGCAATGACCTACTGAACTTCCTTGTAGCCCAATCCGATGCTTCCAAGAATTGGTTTGGGTTTACACAACAACGCATTACTGCAATTGCTTTGGCGCACGACATAGCGCGAAACCATGCAGACAAGATTGGACCAGAGCAAGCAGTTGATTACGCTGTTGCGCTCAATCAGGCCGTCTACGACAAGATCATCAAAACGACACGATAAGGAAAAACCATGTCACGTATTCAATCTGCCTTTGGCGAAATCTCTAACCTGCGTACTAAGACTTTTGAGCTTGCAGGGTACAACTTTAAAGTTCGTGTACCTTTGACAAAAGAGCTTGATGCTATGCAGGAGCGCATTGAGAAGTTTGACCAAGCCGAATTCCAAAAACGCTTTGACAAGATGACATCATCTTTTCGTGTGTCGCAAGCCATTGATGGTGTTGTTGTCACTGAAGACGATGTGGTTGTTGAAGGTCGCTCTACCAAAAAGTTGGTTCAAACCATTTTGCAAATGGAAAACCGAATGGTTGAGTACATTAAGTTGCTGATTCCTGTTAATGGAACGCTTGATGAAATAACTTACGAAGATGTTGAAGCTGAATGGCCTACGCCTGTTCAGTTGGAAATCTTGGCCAAGATCTCTGAAGCGATTCAGCCGGGTTACAAGGATTCTCGAAAAAACTAATCTGGGACATTCACCTACAAGCCAGAGCGTATATTTACGCTCATGGTGGGTGTCCTGACGATGTTCCTGCGGACGATATGCGGAATATTGAGATTATGTTGTCGGATGGAATGATAGGAAACAAAGCTGTTTTGCTGGTTTTGAGTTCCTTGACCACAGGCAACTTAAACTCGAAAATACAGAAGACGACAAGACCGTTTACGATGAAAGATGTTCTTCCATCAACGCATGATTACATTGTCCCGCCGCTGACAAAGGAACAACAGCAAGATCAAGCCAGCAAGCAGTTGATGGCATTCTTGGCTACTAGACCGGGTTCGGAGGCTTACCTGAAAGAGTAGCATGGCTCAACACATTGATACGCAAGGCTTTGAAGGCAAGGACATGAAGTTCCAGCTTTCTGGCTTTGCTGAATTTGAGCAGCAAATCATTGACTTAGCAAACGGGTTCAAGATGGATGTGGTGCTTAAGCAAACGCTTGCCAAGGCCGCTGAAGAGTCCATGAAGAGCGTTTATTACGCTGCCCTAGCCTATGCCCCCTACGATAGCGAAAAGCCTCGTAGCGACTACAGCCCATTTCACATGAGGGACACCCTTAAATTGAAGTCGCGGCTGACAACTCCTAACGATAGAGAAGCGCCTAGTATTGGCGAAAACTCTGTTGTTCTTGCAATTGTCTCTGTCAAGAAAAGTGCTGTTTCTTTAGCGCAAGAGTACGGCACATCTAAGATCCCTGCTCGACCATTTTTGCGTCCAGCATTGCAGTATGGGGCTACAACTGTCATCAGTGATTTGAAAGACAGTCTTGGTAGGATAATCCCAGAGTACGCACAAAAACTCGCCAGAAAGAGGAAGTAATGGCTAATCATCAGAACGCAGCAACATTGGGGATTGCTCTTGATCTCCAGATGGGCAACTTTGCTACGGAAGCGCAAAAGGTCGCTTACGAAACGCAAAAGATGAAGAACGCCATTGCGCGTGAAATGAAGGCGGCTGACAAAGAGATTCAGTCGCTTAAATATGCAACAGAGGATTACGGCAAGGCTGTCAGTAAGGTTACTCAGATTGAGCGTGAATTAGCAACTGGTCGGCTTAAAGACATCAAAGGCACTGCTAAAGCGCAAGAGCTTTTGGCTCAAGCTGCTGCTTACGACAAGATTGCCAACTCTGCAAAGAACGCTGCTGGCGCTACGTTCAAGATGAACGAGCAACAGAAGCTGAACCTGACGTACCAAACCACCGATTTGTTTACGCAGATTGCATCTGGTCAAAGCCCGTTTATTGCAATGATTCAGCAGGGTGGTCAGTTAAAAGACGCAATGGGTGGCGTCGGCAATATGTTTAAGGCCATTGGCTCATTGTTTACGCCTTTTACTGTTGGTCTTGGCTCTGTTGCAATAGCTGCTGGCGCTGTTGGATATGCTTTTTACAAAGCTGCGGATGAGTTGGCTCAATTTAAAGATGCCATGACTTTGACTGGTGGATTTGCTGGTTTGACATATGAAAATATGTTGAAGCTAGGAGATACGCTTGCTAATAAAACCAATGTTGCCATTGGTAGCGCAAGAGATGTCATGCAACAACTTGCAGCATCTGGAAAATTTACTGGTCAATCTTTAGAGGCAGTTGGCTCAGTAATTCTCAGGTTTTCTAAGTTGACAGGTAAAGATGCAAAAGAGGCTTCCGAGTCTTTGATTCCATTGCTAGATGGAACAGCAAGTTCTGCCAAGCAATTAAACGAGAAATATCATTTCCTTACGCTTGAACAATACAAGCAAATTAAGGCGCTTGAAAAACAAGGCAAGTTGCAAGAGTCAATTCTTATGCAAGCTAAGTTGCTTGACAAAAGTTTTGCTGATAACAAAAGAGAACTAGGCTACTTGGAATCCGCATGGGACAAAGTTGGCAAAGCTGCATCGTGGGCTTGGAATGCCATGATGGGTTGGGGGCGTGATGACAAATCAAAAGATTTGCAAAAACTGAACCAAGAAATTGCTTTGGCTACTGCTGCCGTAAATGCTCCCGGCACACGGATGTCGCAAGTTAAAGAGGAGAATCAATCTAAATTAGATTCATTGATTGAGCAAAGAAAGTTGTTGTTGAAATCCATGTTGATGGAAGAAGAAGCAGCAAAAGCAAAATCAAAAGCGGCAGCAAAAAATGCAGATGACATTCGTAAAGAAGATAAATATGGCCCAATGGGTATAGCCAAAGCAGCAGAGTTGGCAAAGGCAAAATCAGAAGCAGAGTTTTCTGTTGCCAAACAAAGTGCTAATGAGATACAGGCATTGCAATTGGATGCCGCCAAAAAGTTGGCTGACGCTCAACTTGAGATGAAAAGCAAAAACACTCAAGAAGACAATCAATTTGTAGCGCAGAATCTTGAGATCTACAAGAACAAATCCATTTCAGTTGCTACTGAAACTGCGGAAAAAATAAAGCAGATCCAAATCAGAAAGTACATGGAAGAACAAGAAGCAAAACTTGCTTATCAAAAAGAAATAGATGATGACTTTGTTCTCCGAAGCCAAGCAAGAATTTCCGCAGACGTAAACGCATACAACCAAACTGAAGAACTTGAGTTCCAACGTGCTTCACTTGATTTAAAGTATCAATTGATTTACGCCAGTGAGACTGAACAAAAACTTGCAAAGATTTCTTTGGAATACGCACGCAAGCGGCAAGAACTTGAGCGCAGTGAAAGCAAATCAGATTACCAGCGAAAGCAACTTGATCGTCAAGAAGAAATGGCAAAAATGTTTGTCATTATGGAAGAATCTGGCAAACGCACACAGCAAGTGTTTGATACTGTATGGAGCAACATGGGTTCTGCTATTGACAACTTTGTCAAGACAGGTAAATTGAGCATGAAGGACTTTGCTCGTAGCGTCATTCAAGACTTGATGGCTATGCACATGAAGATGCAAGCAATGACCTTGTTGCGTGGATTGTTCAGTTCATTTGCAAGTTCTACTTCAAGCTACAACTCAACGGGTGGAATTGCTGAACACGTTTTTAATCCAGACAGAGCAAATGGTGGACCAGTTGATGGCGGTAAGATTGGATTAGTTGGCGAAAGAGGTCCAGAGTTGTTTGTTCCCCGTAGCGCAGGAACAATCATCCCTAACCACTCACTTGGCAACATGGGAAGCACCACCAACGTGACAAACAACTACATCAATGCCATTGACACCAAATCGTTTGAAGACAGGCTTCTAGGCAGTTCTAACGCGATTTGGGCGGCTAATCAGTATGCCAACAAGTCATTGGCAGTCAACAGGGGTCGTGCATGAGCTTTCAAACTATCTTTGAGAATCAGGAGTCCATGACGGTGAACAACCGCCGCATGGTTGGACAACAAGTAGCAAGGTCTGGTTATCTGACTGTTGCTCAGTACCTAACGGCTGTGCCTTGGGTGTTTACTGTCACGCCTAACAACTTCTTGTATTACCCAACAGCACGAGCAATCATTCAGGCGATTGACAACAAAGACCGCCAAGTGCCTGAAGTGATTACATTCAACAGTACGTTGTTGTCATGGTTCACGCAACGGCTTGGCACAGCTACAACAGCCACGTTGAACGGTACGCCTACACCCAACACACAAACGCTTGCCTTGACGTCTAACGGGACGTTTAAGGCTGGTGATTTCATCATGGTAGGTGGCTATACCTACAAGATCACAGCGGACTCTGCTGGATCGTCTGTAAGCATCCACAGGCCGCTGATTGGTGCGCCTAGTTCTGGTGCAACTGTGTCAATCGGCAACGCTTGCACTTTTAATGTTGTGGCTGAAGTCTGCCCAACATATACTCTTACACCAATGACAAACGGCGCTTTTGTCAATTGGGATCAACCGTTTGTTTTTCGGGAATACATCACATGACAACAATCAATGCTGTAACGACCTCAAGCATTAATCACGGCGAATTCGTTAGGATGACGATTGGTCGTGCTGGTACTGTTTACACCTTTTGCAATGCTCCTGCGCCTATTACTGTAAGTGGAATTACATTTACAAACCTTGGAGCATTGCTTAGTGTTGGTGATGTGCAGCGAGACATTAAATCAACTAGCGATGACATGACCATCCAGTTGACGGGTATTGACCCTACAAACGTAGCATTGATCCTAAGTTCTGACATCAAAGGCTCATTGGTTGAAATGTGGCGTGGATTTTTTACGTCAAACAATCAGATCATCACAACGCCTACAACGCAATTCTTTAAGCGTTATCAAGGCATCATCAACAACGTATCAATCAGTGAAAACTTTGATTCAAATACAAGGATCAGGATTGCAACTTGTTCTATCTCTTGTTCGTCAATGCGTCGAGTGTTGGAGAACAGGTTTTCTGGAGTTAAAACCAACCAGAACAATTGGCAAAAACTGTATCCTAACGATACATCAATGAACCGTGTTGCTGAGATCTCCAATCAATACTTTGACTTTGGCAAGCCACCATTGAGTCAGACCCAAGCCAGTGACACAACCACGTTTGAAATGAGTAGTGCTGGAGATACGGCGTAAATCATGATAAGACTTGCAACAAGATACGACATACCAAGACTGTTGGAGATCGTGGAAGCATACGCTTTTGAAAATCCAATTAAGGTTCTTGGTCAGACGGCAAACCACTATCCCAAATACGTTGAAGAACTGTTGTTTGGCATCATCAAGGGTCGTGGGTTTATCTTTATTGATGACCACATGACGGGGGCCATCATTGCTATCAAGCAAAACAACATCTGGTGTCCACAAGTCAAAGAGTTGCACGAACTGCTTTGGTGGGTTGAGCCTGAACATCGTAATGGTTCTGTTGGCGGTAGGCTTTGGAAGGCTTACGATGAGGTTGCGAACGTGATGCTAAAACAAGGTGAAGTTGATTGTGTGTTCACATCAATCTCAGCATCAGGTCCATTGATTGATTACACCAAGCGTGGCTACAAAGCTGTTGGTGCAAATTTTGTGAAGGAATAGACATGGTTGGGTCAATGATTGCCGCAGCAATTGGCGGGTCTTTAACGGCGTTAACTGCTGCTGGTGCAACAGTTTTGACAACTGCTGGCATGGCTGCCGCATTTGCAATTAACTTTGCTGTGTCGCAAATTGTCACAAGAATCTTCTCTGATTCGCCATCTGGTAGTCAAGACAACGGTGTTCGTTTGCAGGTCCCGCCTAGCGCAGCAAACGCAATTCCCATCGTTTATGGTGATGCGTACATGGGCGGTACGTTCGTTGATGCGGTCTTGTCTACCGATCAACAATCAATGTATTACGTCTTGGCGGTTTCTTGCATTAGCCCGAACGGACAGTTTACGTTTGACACTACAAAAATGTATTACGGTGATCGGTTAATTACATTTGACAGTGTTACAACGACACAAGTTATCAGCTTAACCGACCAAGCAAGCCCTCCAAATGTTGATACAAAAATTTCTGGCAATTTATATATCAGTTTATACAAAGCAGATCAAAGCGGGTTTATTACATCTTTAAACGGTGCTGCTGCTCCTAGCACTGTTATGGGTGGTGCTGATATTGCACCAGCATTACGATGGACAGGCACAAGGGGGATGAACGGTTTGGCATTTGCAATTGTGCGATTAAGCTATAGCCGTGATGCCGATACAACCCAACTGCAACCAATTACATTTTATGCAAAACATTATTTGAACAGTACGGGTACTGCTAAACCCGGTGATGTTTGGTATGACTACATGACTAACAAAGTCTATGGCGGGGCTGTTGGTTGGCAGCCTGATGGTACTTTTAGTTCTTCATTTATTAACGCAGCAAGCGCAACTGCGTTAAACACTTATTCAGATCAAACAATTACTTTTACAAATTCATCTGGTGTTCCATCTACTCAATCAAGATACAGGATTAATGGAGTTTTAGACGCTGGTGAATCTGTGTTGTCCAACGTGGACAAAATTGTCTCTGCTTGCGATAGTTGGATGACTTACGATGCGGCTTTAGGTCAGTGGTCTGTTGTTGTTAACAAAGCGGAAACAGCATCGTATGCTTTCAATGACAATAACATCATTGGTGACATCAGGGTCAGCGCCACAGACATTACATCAAGCATCAATCAGGTTGAAGCCAAGTTCCCTTTTAAGCAAAACAGAGATCAGCCAGCGTTTGTGTATTTGGAAACGCCATCTGCTTTGTTGTATCCGAATGAGCCAATAAACAAGTACACCATTACTTATGACATGGTGAACGATTCTGTTCAGGCTCAGTACCTTGCAAACAGGTTGCTTGAACAAGCGCGTGAAGATCTGATTGTTAGTTTTAACACAACATATTTTGGCATTCAAGTTGATGCGGGTGATGTTGTAAGCGTTACCAATTCCAATTATGGTTGGACCAATAAATTGTTCAGAGTTGTCAAGGTCAACGAAGCGTCGTTACCTGATGGCAGTCTTGGTGCGAAGTTGGAATTGAGTGAATACAGTGCTGCTGTTTATGATGACCAGACCATTACGCAATATGCGCCTGTTGCAAACAGTGAATTGCCAAACGCAAATTACTTTAGTGCTTTTTCTGCACCAACAGTAACATCTGACAATCCTGCAAGTGCTATTCCAAACTTTGATGTTACGGTAACAACACCAGCAACAGGTCGAATTACTTTTATTGAGTTGTACTATTCAACAACACCAACTCCAACAGCAGCAAATTTAACATTTCTGTACATCTTAAATTTAAACAATGGTCAAGGATTTGGCAATTCAACATCTTATGTTTTTGATAACATGGTTTTGCCAACGGGATCTTCAACAACAACAACATATTATTTTGCTTGTGTTGTAGGAAATGAAATTGGTCAATCAGCAAGAAGCCCAATGAGCGCAGGGTTTGCTTGGACTCCTGTAACTAATCCAGAAAACTTTATTCCAGGCAACATGGATTCTGGAACGGCGGCAAACGCTTACATTCAATTTGCACAAAACGGTGTTGTTGTTGGCACTTTAAAAAGTGCTTTAAACGTAAGAAAAATAAATGTTGATACAACACTTGTTAACATTGCGGCACAAAACAACAAAGATGGAAACGCTACGATTTGGGGTCATTCAGCCAACAACGCTGTAGGAAGTGGAAACGCAACGACAGGCACACACACAACAGCAGATACATTTAGCACATGGCAACGTGTTGGTGCGTTAGGTTCTGGTCTTGCAAATGCTGCTGTTTATGGTTTGACTTATGCCGATAACGCTACTAGCAAAGGTGGTGCGTTTGAAAGGTACTCTGGAACAAGTAGTGCTTCTATTGGATCTCTTAATAAAGCCGTATATCTTGCAACACCTGACTATGCAATTTTTAGTCCAGCGGGTGGTGGCAAATATTACTTTACAGATGGTATTGGCCCGTTTACTGCTTATCACGAAGGCATGGTTGGCATTGATGATGTATTAGAGATTGGAGACATTGTTGTTGATGTAAGCGTGTTTTATAAGCACGGCATTTCCAACGTGTTGTTTAACGTAGCTGGTAGTAGCACTTCTGAGCAACCGAGGGCGCTTGGTGTTGTATCTGCAATACTTCCAATTGGTCCATCTGTGCCGGGTATCCTATGGACTCTTGATTCTTCTTATGCTGAAGGTGATCTTGGTCCAGTAACAACAATGGTGCTTGCACCTGGCTTTAATCTTGAAGAACTTGAAACAACGTACAAGGTTGTGCAAGTAAACTCTGTGGGTGAAGGACAAATTAACGTCTGCGGTGAGGGTGGCGACATCCAAGCTGGTGACTTTATTGTGACATCAAGCATTCCCGGCAAAGGCATGAAGCAGTCTGATGACATTGTTAGGTCAATCACAGTTGCCAAAGCCCGTGAGTCGGTGACTTTTAGTGATCCATCTGAAGTTAAACTGATTGCTTGCATCTATCTTGGCGGTTAAAATTTAAACACATGACAAGATCCGTAGCCCTGTGAGTGCATGGGGAGCGTTACCACCTGAGAACAGGGAACTGTTATGGCTATCTTCAACAAAAACACATTGGCTCAAGTCAGTGGATTTGACAATCCGATTCTTGCTGGTGAACTGGTATACAACCAGAACACTTTTTGGAACTTGTCGTTTACCAATTCAAACACTGGCTTGCCATTGAGTTTGGTTGGCGCAACAATCACGGCGCAAATTGTTCGACGCAACGTCACAAACATTCAAGACACACGAAATGGCTTGATGTTTGACATTGCAGATTACACGCCAACTCCAACACCAATCTCATTGACCATCAGCAATAGAGTTGATTTGGCTGGCACTTGTACGTTAGTCATTGATTCAACTGCGTGGGGGCTGATGACAACTGACCCGCAGTTGGACATTAATGCTCAAAACTGTGTTGGTTACTCTGGTCGCGTGAAAGTGTCATTCCCGGCGGCTGGTACAACTCCCGCAGATGACAGCATCATCTTTTTGCTGTTCTTGGTCCGTTCTGATGGCATCGTGGTTGTATGAGCAAGGGCGTCATTGTCTCCCCGGCAAACAGGGGCGTTCAGGTCGTTGTAACTGACGAACAAAATGTTCAGCTTCTAATTGATGGCAATCGAAGCATCAACTTAGATGTAATTCCTCAACCAAGAACAGAAGTATTGGTTGATAAAGGTGTTTCTGGACCTACGGGGCCAACAGGTCCGACAGGTGCGCCCGGTTATATTGGATTGGATGGACCCACGGGGCCAACGGGGGCTACAGGTTTAACTGGACCCACTGGTCCTACAGGTGCGGCATCAACTGCTGTTGGTCCAACTGGCCCTACAGGTAGTCAAGGCTTGACTGGGCCAACAGGTGCTGATTCAACAGTTGCTGGACCTACAGGGCCAACTGGATCAACTGGGTTGACTGGACCTACCGGACCCACTGGAGCAGCATCAACTGTTGTTGGGCCTACTGGACCTACAGGATCTTCTGGATTAAATGGACCCACTGGGCCTACTGGACAATCAGGCTCTACCGGACCTACTGGACCAACAGGAACATCGGGAGTTGCTGGACCTACCGGACCGACTGGTGCTGATTCAACTGTTGCTGGCCCTACTGGACCCACTGGAGCAGCATCAACTGTTGCTGGTCCAACTGGACCTACGGGTTCCACAGGATTAATTGGACCCACTGGTCCAACTGGTGCAGACTCAACTGTTGCGGGACCAACTGGACCTACAGGCTCTATAGGTCTAACTGGACCCACTGGTCCAACTGGTGCTGATTCAACAGTCGTTGGCCCCACCGGACCCACTGGAGCAGCATCAACTGTTGCTGGCCCTACTGGACCTACAGGCGCAGACTCCACTGTTGCTGGTCCAACAGGTCCAACTGGACCCACTGGCGCAGCATCAACCGTTGCTGGCCCTACTGGTCCTACTGGTGCAATGTATGGCAGTCGTGTTGTTGCTTACACTGATGCAACAAGTATCACCATGAACGCCGATACGACAGACATGGCAACAATGGCAAACACACAAGCTGCTGGAACATTTACATTGAATGCGCCGACAGGGACATTAGCCAATGGTCAAAAGTTGATGTTTAGAATGACAAGCACAAACGTGCAGACGTTTTCTTGGAATGCTGTGTTCCGAGGCTCAACTGATTTGACTTTGCCGTCGGCATCGTCTGGTGCTAGCAAAGAAGACTACATGGGTTTCATTTACGATAGCACTGCTATCAAATGGGATTTGATCGCTAAAAACTTTGGGTTCTGACATGAAAATCGACTTTGAATTTGACACACCCCACGGCCTGTTCCGCGATGCTTTGCATCTGCCTGATGACCACACGTTCACGGATGACGATATTCAAGCCATAAAGCAGCAGCGTGTTGATAACTGGATTGCTGTGGTCACTGCACCACCTGTGGAAGAAGTGCCTCCTATTGAGGAGGTGTAAGCATGGCTGATCGCTATTGGAGAGGTGGCTCGGGTAGCTGGAACACTACTACAAACTGGTCAGCTACATCAGGCGGGGCAGGTGGAGCGTCTGTTCCTACGTCAGCAGATAACGTAATCTTTGATGCTAACTCAGGGTCTGGCACTGCTCACTACATCGTAACGGTAACGGACAACGCAACCTGCGCTAACCTGACATTTACGCCAGAAACTGCCATTGGTGTCACTGAATTTGTGGTGAGTAACGGCTTTGTGATTGCAGGAACATTCTCGACCAGTAGCACAGCAGGTAACCGTAGACTTTGGATTCGTTCGTCTACATACGGCTTGATGCGCGATATGCGGATTGCCGCTATTGGCTCTGTCAGTGATGTGGACTTCAGAGACATTCGCGTCACTGGTGCTGGCGGCACTTTAAGCGGCACACGCATTGGTGACTTGCGCGGCAACAGTGGCATTACGTTCAATGCGTCAAAGACTGTGTACTGGACAACTGCTGCTGGTAGTAACTTTGCCGGAAACAATTGGGCGGCTACGATTGGTGGTGCGGCTAGTACAGATAACTTTCCACTAGCACAAGACGTAGCAGCGTTTCCTAACACTGGATTGAATGTTGGTAGTGCAGCAGCACTAGATGGTGTTATCCCTTACACGGGTTCTGTAGACATGTCTGCGCGTACAAACGCAATGACTCTGAATATTACAGCGGCAACAACTGTGTATGGTAACTGGATAAACAGTTCTGCAACAAGTATTGGCGGCGGTTTAACTCTTACTTTTTCTGGTAGAAAAACACAGACAATAACAAGTGCAGGTAAAAGTTTTGGCGCTGTTGTTATAGATACATATGGTGGATCAGTTGAACTTGCTGATGCGTTTGCTGCAACCGCATCTAATATTACCGTCACCAACGGTACGTTTGATACAAAGGGTTATGCGGTCACTGCTGGCTCTTTGTCATCCAACAACACCAACGTCAGGACAATCAATCTTGGGTCTAGTACGCTAAGTTTAACTTCAGCAGGAGCTTTGTCTTTTGCACAAACCACTAACTTATCCCTGAATGCTGGAACCTCACAGATAAATTGTAGCAGCGGTGGAGTTACTTTAAATTCTGGCGGCTTGGTTTTTTATAATGTATCTTTTACAGGCACTACTGCATCATCGCATGATATTGTTGGCGTAAATACTTTTAATAATTTAACTTTTACAGCACCAGCATCTGCTGGTTTAAGGATAGTGTCTGTATATGGTAATCAAACAATCATTGGAACTCTTACCGTTGTAGGCGCTTCACCAATTCAACGCATCTTCCTGCGCTCTGACACTCTCGGTACACAGCGTGATCTCACAGTAGGCACTCTAGCCGCCACCGACTGCGACTTCCGTGACATTGACATACTTGGTGCTGCTGCTGGCTCAACGCCAACTCGCGCTGGTGACTGCGGTGGCAATGCTGGTATCACGTTCCCTGCACCTAAGACGGTGTACTGGAACCTTGCTGGCGCTCAGAACTGGAGTGCTACAGGGTGGGCTGCATCGTCTGGTGGCACACCTGACATCAACAACTTTCCGTTGGCTCAAGACACTGCGGTGTTTGACAATACGGGTAGCGTGACAGGCACGATCACAATCAATGCTGCGTGGAACATTGGCACGTTTGACGCCAGCGCAAGAACAAGTGCAATGACACTTACCACTGGTTCAATTGTTCCGTTAGTTTATGGCAATTGGTTGTTTGGTACAGGAATTACTTCATCAACGACTACTGGATCAATCACATTTGCTGGTCGTGGGACTCAAACTATTACCAGTAATGGTGTTTCGTTTGGCTGCCCAATTATTGTTAACGGTGTTACAGGCACAGTTCAACTTGCAGATGCTTTTTCACTTAGCTCAACAAGAACGCTGACCCTAACCAGTGGTACGTTTGATGCTGTCAGCTACAACGTGACAGTCGGACAGTTTGCAAACGGCAGTTCAAGTGCTACATTAAAAATGGGTTCAGGAACTTGGACTTTATCTGGTACATCAACCGTGTGGGGTTTGACCACGTTTCCAATTTTCTATAAAGGTACTGCCAATATAGTATTGTCTAACACAAGCGCATCTGCAAGAACATTTGACGGCGGTAGTCGGTCTTATAACAAGCTGACCATTGGTGGCGCAACAGGTACGTCAACCCTGACTATTACTGGTGACAATACCTTTACAGAATTGGCCTCAACCAAAACTGTTGCTCATACCGTAAGCATGAACACAGGATCACAAAATATTGGTAAATGGTCAATAACTGGCACAGCAGGAAATGTTGTAACTTTCACTGGCTCTGGTGGTGGACACAATATTGTTGGTGCGCGAGTTAGTGGTGTAGATTATCTTGTAATGGGTACAACCTCATTTAACGCTACTTCCCCCGGTGAATTTTATGCAGGAGCCAATTCAACTGGTGTTGGTGCTGGCGTTATCCTGACCGCTGCACCTGCTGCTGTAACGCGCTACTGGGTAGGTGGCACTGCCACATGGACTGCAACCAATACAACCAACTGGTCAGCTTCTTCTGGCGGTGCTGGCGGTGCTTCTGTGCCTACGTCTGTTGACGCTGTGGTGTTTGACTTGTTGTCTAACGCAACGGCTTATACGGTCACTTGCACAGCCACTCAACTGCGCTGCGGCTCACTGACAATGGCTGGACCTTTGACGGGTAACGTCACATGGGCTGGTACTGCACCTTTGGCTATTCATGACAACGTGAGCTTGGCTGCTACCGGGATTACTCGTAGCTACACAGGAACGATCACTCTGAGTGGATCGTCTACAGGTCGGACGTTTACGACCAATGGCGTAACAATTGCGGGAAACCCTGTAGTTAACGGTGTTGGGTGCGGGTGGTCTTTGGGAAGTGCGTGGTCTGATGGCGGGGCAGGGACTACGCTAACAGTTACAAATGGTTCATTTGATACTGCAAATTTTTCTGTAACGATTGGTGGATTTTCGTCTTCAAACAGTAATACACGATCTTTATCGTGGGGGTCTTCTACTGTTACGGTTCAAGCACTTCCTTCTGGTTTTACAAACGCAATAAATTTTACGTTCAGCGCTGGAACGTCCAGTATGGTTTGCACCAACAACGGCACGTTTAATGGCGGCGGGTTGTCTTTTAACAATGTTAGTTTTACTGCCGTTAGCGCAGGTACAGTTACCCTCAACGGATCTAATACCTTCAACAATCTTTCGTTCACTGGCCTAACTTCAGTAGGATTGAAGAACATCAGCGTAACAGCCAACCAAACCATTAATGGCACTCTGACGCTCTCCGCAGGAACTGATGCAACCATGCGGCATTTCCTGCGCTCTGACACTCTTGGCACAACCCGCACACTAACCTGCGCTGCTGTATCTGCAACGGATGCTGACTTCCGTGACATCGCCATAACGGGCGCTGCTGCTCCTGTAAGTGGTACTCGCTTGGGTGACTGCAAAGGCAACAGCGGCATTACGTTTGATGCTGCCAAGACGGTGTACTGGAACCTTGCGGGTAACAACAACTGGTCAGCAACAGCGTGGGCAACATCTGCGGGAGGAACGCCAGATGTAAACAACTTCCCGCTAGCGCAAGACTCTGCTGTGTTTACTTCTACAAGTCCAGCAACGGGCGCAACGACAACCATCAACGCTGCCTACAACATAGGCACGATTGACATGTCGGCGCGTACCAGCAACACCATGACGCTAGCAACAGGGTCAACCACACCATTTATCTATGGCAACTGGATTAACGGTACTGGCACTACGCTGACGGGTACGGGTACGCTGACCTTTGCTGGTCGTGGTACGCAGACCATTACAAGTGCTGGTAGGACGTTTACTCAAGGCTTTACGATTAACAGTCCAAGCGGGTTTGTAACTTTGCAAGATTCAATAACTACAAGTTTTATTAGTGCGCAATCTTTTCAATTAATCAGCGGTACTTTTGATGCCAACAACTACAACATAACCGCGAGTGCTGGTGGGTTTAGCACCTCAAATTCAAACATAAGAGCTATAAATTTCGGTTCTGGAACGTGGGTTCTTGCATCCACCACTGCATTTGCCGCAACAACTGCCACCAACCTCAGTGTTACAGGCACAGGTACAATTAGCCTTACATCTGCATCGGCTAAATCTTTTGAGGGCGGTGGCATCTCCTACTCGGGAATCACCCTCAACCAAGGCGGTCTAGGTACTCTAACCATCACAGGCAACAACACCTTTGCCAATATCACCAACACCTACAAAGCCACAGGCGCTACCTTCATTGCACTTGGCACAACAACGCAGCGTGTAGGGGCGTTTGGTGCGTCTGGTGAAGCTGGTCGGGTGCTAACAGTCACGGGAACTTCTGCAACATCTCCTGCTACGCTTGTGTTCACAGGATCCGGTCAGGCCACAACACCAACAACAGACTACCTTACCATCACAGGCGTTAGGGCATACAGCCTTGATACGACATGGTACGCTGGCAATAACTCAACAAACAACGG